AAAACGCTTCACAGATATGGAAGCCCAAGTAACTAAAGCTACTCAAGTTGCTAATGCAGCGTCAGGTCAAGCTAGAAAGCTACAGAATCAGGTAGCCGACCAAAAGGCTCCACCACCACGCCCTACCAGCGAACAAATACTTGAAGCAATGACCGATAAAACTAAACGGGATGCTTTACGAGAAGACTGGGGTGACTTTGCTAGTGCTATGGATGAAGCTGATTTGCGCGTTGCTACAGCGGTAGGCGCGGAACTTGACAAGTTCAGATTGGAAATGACCAGTCAGTTTTCGGAATCACAAAGTAACTATGATATCAAGCGAATTCTTGACAATAGTCATCCGGGGTGGGAGACTACCATCAATACCGATTCATTTAAAGATTTTATTTACGAAGGTGGCCCAACTGCTACTGAGAGTACCGAGTATGAAAATGTACTAAGCTACGCTCAAAGTTTGCATAACAATTCACCAGAGGAATCAAAAACTTTATATGGTCAAGCGAATGATCTTTACGCGATTTTGTTAACTAAGTATCCTACTTGGGCTGACACGAAAGGTAAATTATACGGAGCCACCGATGGGGGTTCAGCTATAAAACTTCTCGATCTGCACAAGGCAGCTATAAAGCCAAACGAAACCGTTGAACAACAACAGCAACAAGCTGAACTAGCTGAAAAAGCAGCTCTCTTGAATCAGAACAAGGTAATATTGGCGGCTAATATAGCCCCAACAAGTGGTAAACATACACCACCTGTTGCTGAAAGTCCTGACCAAGATGCTGCAAATGAGAAAGCGTTTGCTGACGGTTTTAATAGTTAACCTTAATAACTATTACGGTGTAGCAGCCGGACAAGCAATTGAACATTTACCAGTCTTCAAGGGCATAAACCTATATAAAAACCTTGTATAAGCTTTTTATCGCTAATGAGAAAATGTTATTTAAACTTATATTAACTTGGAGTTTTTATTATGGGTATTGTTTCCTATGACGTAAACACCCCGCGTATTGCAAAAACGAAAGGGGAAATCTTGAAGCATGCTGTGCCACGTATGGTTTTATCCATTACAGGTCGCCAGCACAAGATTGGTAAAAATATGTCTGATACTGTTGTATTCAGACGTTGGCTTCCATTTGGCGGTGCTACCACTAACTCAACTACCATTAACGCATGGGTAGTTGATCCTAATACACACTTGACCACTGATGGCGTAACTCCTGTTGCGGATACCATCACACCTCAAGACATTACTGTTCAGCTTAATCAATATAGTGCTTTATACGCATATACTGATAAGACTGCCGAATTGTACGAAGATGACATTCCTCGTCCAATGATGAAGCAAGCTGGTCAGCGTATGGGTCTTGTAAAAGAATTGGTTGCGTATGGTGTATTAAAAGCAAGTACTAACAAGTTCTTTGCTGGTGGTACTTCTCGCGCTACAGTAGATGCTACTGTAACACTCAACAGACTGCGTAATATCACGCGTTCTCTTGAAGGGAATCGTTCTGACCAAATCACTGAAGTACTTAGTGCTTCTCACAATTATAATACTTCACCAGTTGAATCTGGTTACTTAGTATTTTGCCATACCGATATGGCCCATGATGTTCGTGAAATCGAAGGTTTCACAAAAGCGGCTGAATACGGTTCTCAAGGCATGAAGGCTCACCCACGCGAATTGGGCGCAGTCGATGAATATCGCTTTATTACTTCACCAGAATTAAATCCAACTATTGACGCAGGTGCTGCTGTCGGTACAACAGGTTTAATCTCTACAGGTGGATCGAATATTGATATTCACTTCATGATTGTAGTGGCTGAAGACGCTTGGGGTGATGTAGCCCTACGTGGTTTAGACGGTTTTAGTTTGACTCACTTGCCTCACAGCATGAAAGACAAACAAGATCCATTGGGTCAACGTGGTTACGTTGGTGGTAAATTCTGGTGTGCCCCATTCATGCAAAATGATGGTTGGGCTGCAATACTAGAAGTAGGCGCAACAGCATTAGCTGATACTTAATAGCTAATTAAAAAGGAGTAAATTGTTATGATTAGTAACAACTTAAATCATGGTGGTACTCTCAGTCTAGCTCTCGTAGGCTTACTGGCTGGTACTACTACCACTTACAATGTCGCTAATGCCACATCATGTGTTATTGATGGGAAATTTGCTACAGTGTTAGCTTCAGGAGCGACTACTGCCGCACCTACAGTTGACATAAATACAGGAGCCGCATTTATCACCGTACCTGATGATAAAGGTTGTGCTTTGGTGGTAGGTGTTGATGCCGGGGGCGCGTTACGCGTAGCTCAAGGCGGTATTAAGGATCTAGAGGTCGGTACGTTAGTTTTTAAAATAACCCCACCTTTCCCACATCTTCCTGATGATTTCTGTCCTATCGGATATGTAATTGTTAAGAATGACAGTGGTAGTGACTATACCCATAGTTCAACTTCATGGTCTGCTATTGACGTAACGTTTGTTGACATTTCGATGTTACCTGATCGTCCACAGCTAGACTAAGACAATGGTAGAGATACCGACTACTAAGGGGCGTTCTCATTTAGAGATCGTCCCTTATTTATTGTGAAAAAGTCAGAGAAGGATGCCAAGACTAAAAGAAGGGCTTATGATAAGGAGTATCGAAGGCTAAACAAAAACAAGCTTAATAAGCAGAAAGAAGTCTATCGAAAACGGAACCCACATATATATAGAGCCATTAGTAACCGTTACAAAGAAAAGCATAAAGACAGAGTGAAAAAGTCTGATGCAAAGTATAGCAAAAAGAACCCTGCATTAAGAGCTGCGAGTACTGCCAAAAGAAGGGCACTGAAAAAGCAAGCAACCCCAGTATGGGCTAATTATGAAGTCATAAAAGCAATATACCTGTTGTCAAAGATATTTTCTAATTGGACAGGAGTAAAGTATCACGTAGACCATATAGTACCTATAAATAGTTCACTGGTATGTGGCCTTCATGTAGAACATAACTTGCAAATATTGATAGGAAAAGACAATATAACTAAATCAAATAAAATATGGCCTGATATGCCATAATGTATTAACACAAAATCCTCCTTATGGCAATAACGCTACAGGGGGTTGTAACTTCCAAAGGGGAATGATCATGGCTAAAGACACACAACGCACAAGAAATATGACTGTTACTGATAAACTAACTTTAGGCCCAAATGCCGTTTTGCGTATAAGACGAAAAGGTAATGAAGGCTACGATGTTATCGTTCCAGCTTCAGATAACAAAGCAGTACTCACTACTACTAGAACAATAGCAGCGAGTGAAACTGGTACTCACTTTATTATTAATTCTACAACTGGTTTTGTAACCACCTTACCACTCCCTCAAGTTGGTTTGGAATTTTGGTTCCATATCGGTGCTACTGAACCATCTACTACCCATACTGTCGTAACTGCCGCGAGTGCTAATATCATTAGTGGTAATATCGTATCAGTCGCAGGAACACTAGTTGCTGTTGTTGACGATGCAGATACTATTTCTTTTATTAGTTCAGCGGTACATGGCGATTTTGCTCATGTTTATTGTGACGGTACTACTTACTTCCTAGATGGAATGTGTGAGATAGCTGCGGGTATGACAACTACGCAAGCTAGTTAACTAAACTAAAGGTAAAATAATATGGCTAAAGCTAAAACTAAAAGCACTCGCGAGAGTGCAAAAGCACCAGTACAACAGGCAGCTCCTGTTGTACAAATGTGTATACTTCCAGAAGCAAATTTACGTGCTGTATATGATTGGTTAGAAACTGACCAGATGTGTATGCCGCATAATGAAGTTGTCAGATGTCTTCAACTATTGGGCGTAGCCCAAATACTTAAAGACAAAACTTAGGAGATCTAAAATGGCTGACTTAAAAACCCCTGTAAAAAAACATTCTACCGTAAAATCGCTCGAAAAGGATTTGAAGGCACAGAATGATTTACAGAACGAAAAACTTGAAGCACTGTCAAATGATATCAACGAAAAAATGAATAAGATATTATGCGGTATAGAACATATTATGATCCCGAAAAAGGGTATATCTTCCGACGATGCTTACCAACATACCGATCAGGAACTTGTCGATATCCAAACTATTGATGGTGAAGTTGAAGCAGTTCGTGACGGACTTACTTCAGTTGACTCCCCCGAGTTCAGAGACAAAGCTGACCAAATGCAATTTGATATGCAGCTACTTGAAATTATGGTTATGCCATCTATGTCGTCATATCCAGACCACACTTTTACAATAGGTGTTAATGGACTTCAGAAATTAATTTTTCGCGGAACGAGACAGTGGCTTCCACGTTGTTATGTTGAAGTATTACTTCGGGCTAAAGTTTCTAACTACGGCAATGTTGAAACTGTTAATCCCCATAACAATGAAAGAGAAATAAAAAACCCTGAAACAAAAGCCCACCGTTACCCACTTCAAGTAATAACCGACCCCGCAGGAGCTAAGGGTGGTCATTGGCTTGAGCGAGTAGCAAACGATATGAGAGCATAAAAATATGGCTACCTTTTTACAATTATGTCAAAAAACTGCAAGGGAGTGCGGTATTGCTGGCGGTACTGATACATCACCTAAACCTGCTGCTGTTACAGCTCAGATTGGTGAATTGAACCGTCTTGTTAATTGGGTAGTCGATGCTTATTCCGAAATACAGGATATGAGAGATTGGAGGTGGATGCGTAAAAAATTCACCTTCGATACCACTGATGGCGTTAACGTATATGCACCGGGTGTAGTAACAGATGTTGATGATGCTGCGGTAATAAGTAGATTTAAGTCATGGCGTTTAGATGATAGATTGAACCCGCCAAAACTATTCTTGACTTCTTCTGGTGTAGAAAGTCAAGTATTTTTGTCATGGACTCGTTGGGATAACTTTTCTTATCTTTATGAGACTGGGGCACTTCAAAGTCAAACGTCACAACCAGTTCATATAACAATTAATCCTAAAGACGAAATACAATTAGGTATTGCGCCTAATGATATTTATACCGTTAGAGGCGAGTACCACAGGTCAGCACAGCTATTAGCTGCTGATGGGGATATCCCTGAAATGCCAGTACAGTATCACAATATTATTATGTATAAAGCGATGTTATGGTACGGATATTATGAGTCAGCTCCTGAAATTATAGCAAGGGCCGAAAAAGGGTATAACCTTCTAATGAACCAACTTAGAAAGAATCAAGAAACAACGTTCAGAGTTGGTGGGCCATTAGCATGAGTCCTCCTAGACTGCGATTACCTGAGCCTAAGTTAGACTACGTTCCTTTTAAGGGCGGCTATGATACTGAGTCGCGTTCGTGGAACGTAACGCCCGGACGCTTGCGCGAGTCTCAAAATTATGAGATAGCGATTAATAACCAAGGGTACGTTGATATCCAAGGTTATGAAATTTTTGACGGTCAACCGAAACCTTCTGAACAATTGTATTCCATCATTGATGTGACCATTACAGGGGAATTTTCTGTTGGCGATACGATTACTCAACTAACGTCAGGGGCTACCGCAATAGTCTTAAAAGTAGTTACTTCTGGCACTCCTGACTTTTTGGTTATAACCAAAATCACAGGGACTTTTGATGCAACAAATGATTTACAAGTTTCCGCGTCAACCGAAGGTACTGCATCGTCACTTGCTAGAACAAGTGGAGCAGCTACGGCTGTAGAGAATGCCGAATACCTTAATCTAGCGGCTGACGAATTTCGTAGTGACATATCAGCTATTACAGGGTCTGGGGCAGTTCGTGGGATATTCATGCTTGACGATATCTGGTATGGCTTTAGAGATAATGCCGGAGTAACAGCTTGTCTCTTATTTAAGTCTTCTGCTAGTGGTTGGACTTCAGTGCCATTAGGTAGGGAGTTATCTTTCACTTCAGGCGGTACTTATATAATTGCTGAAGGGGATGTAATTACCGGGGAAACGTCTACAGAAACTGCGACAATTACCAGAGTGGTATTAGAATCTGGTTCTTTTGCTGGTGGCGATGCAGTCGGAAGGTTGATCTTCGCTTCACAGTCTGGGGCTTTTCAAGCAGAAACCATTAAAGTTGGAGCGAATCTCAACGTAGCCACAATAGCTGCAGACAGTGACGCGATAACACTACTGCCGGGTGGTCGATTTGAAATGGTTCGTGAAAACTTCGGTGGCCTTGCAGGTGATTTAAGAATTTATGGAGTTGATACTAAGAATAGAGGGTTTGAATTTGATGGTGCTGTATTTGTGCCAATTGCCACAGGGATGACAATTGACACTCCTGACCACGTTATTGTGCATAAAAACCATTTATTCTTTTCATTTGTCGGTTCAGCACAGCATTCAGGGATTGGTACGCCTTACATATTCAGTCCTATTTTTGGTGCGGGTGAACTAGCCACTGGCGATGTTATTACCGGGTTCATGACAGAACCGGGTTCAGAAGGTAACGCGACATTAGGCATTTATAACCGAAACACCATTCACATGTTGTATGGTACTTCAGCGGCTGATTGGAACTTAGTTAGATTTAGAAATGAACTTGGGGCTTTCCCACACACCATTCAACAGTTTGGTCAAACAATGTATTTGGATGACCGTGGGTTGACAACATTTAGAACAGTATTGGCCTATGGTAACTTCCAACAGTCAACTGTTTCAAGGCATATCCAGTCTTTTATTAATGAGAAGAAAACACTGGCAATCTCGTCTACCATTGCGCGGGATAAGAACCAGTATAGATTATTCTTTTCAGACAATACTGGATTGTATGTTACAACTGAAGGAACAAAAGTCGTAGGTTTGATGCCTATCCTTTTTCCAGATAGCGTTAATACTGTTGCGTCACTCGAAGAAAATGATGGCAAAGAAATAATAATGTTTGGCTCGTCCGATGGTAAAGTTTATGAACTAGACAAAGGGACTTCTTTTGACGGGGATAATATAGAAGCAGTAATGCGTTTACATTATCACTTCAGCGGTACAGTCCGATATATAAAACGCTATCTTGGCGTAACAATTGAAGGTCAGGGCACGGCTTATGCTGAGTTTAACTTGACAACTGAAACAGGATATAACACAACAGATTTATCACAACAGACCACGCAAACCACAGTATTAGGTTTTAGCACCACAATATGGGATCAGTTCAATTGGGATCAGTTCACATGGGATGGCACTACGTTAGGGCCAGCTAACCTAAAATTAGAGGGTAGTGGAGAGAATATATCATTGGTTATTCGTAAAGACAGTGACCAATTTGCGCCTGTAAGTTTAACAGGGGCTATGCTTCGGTATACGATACGAAGACAATTACGATAGGGGATAACATCTAATGGCTGCACCGTGGTACACACCAACAGGTTCACCAGCGACGAATGCAACAGGGTCATCTGCTGTAATAAGAGCTGAATTCATTGCTATTGAAGACGCATTTGACTTAATGCCTGTTTTCGTGGCTGATGCTGTTGTGGTCGTTAATGCTGGTGCATCTGCGTTAACAACTATCTCAAGCGTTCCAATCATCCAAGGCGGTACTGGCGCGACCACATTTACTGATGGTGGCGTTCTATTGGGTTCAGGAACCAGCGCGATAAGAGCTATGGCAGTTCTTGCCGATGGCGAAATGATTGTTGGCGATGGCACAACAGATCCAGTTGCTGAATCTGGGGCCACCTTGCGTACCTCAATTGGCCTTGGCACTTTGGCTACTGCAAGTAATATAAATAATTCTGACTGGTCTGGGGCCGATTTGGTAGTTGCCAATGGCGGTACTGGCGTGTCAACGCTCACCGATGGTGGTGTTTTACTTGGTTCGGGAACGGGTGCGGTTACTGCGATGGCAGTCCTACTTGATGGCGAAATGATTGTTGGCGATGGCACAACTGATCCAGTTGCTGAATCTGGCGCAACGCTTAGAACGTCTATTGGCCTTGGTTCTTTGGCTACACAAAGCAATATTAACAACACCGATTGGTCTGGTGCTGATTTAGTAGTCGCTAATGGCGGTACTGGCGCATCAACGCTTACCGATGGTGGCGTTCTACTTGGATCGGGCACAGGCGCGGTAACTCCACTTGCCAGAGCTTCAAATGGACAATTAGTAATAGGCAGTAACAGTGCTGATCCAGTATTGGCTACATTAACTGCAGGTACTAACATAACTATAAATAACACTGCAGGTGGCATTGAGATAATTGCTTCAGGTGGTGGTTCAGGTTCAGTCACCAACGTAGCGACTGCGGGTACTGAAAATGGCTTAACCCTAACAGGTGGCCCGATTACTACAACAGGTACTATTACGCTAGGCGGCACTTTAGCGATTAGCAATGCTGACTGGTCAGGTGCTGACTTGGTAGTTGCCAATGGTGGTACTGGTGTGTCAACCCTTACCGATGGCGGCTTAATGCTAGGTTCGGGCACAGGCGCGGTGACTTCACTCGCTCAGGCCACAAATGGTCAGATTCCAATTGGTAGCACAGGATTTGACCCTGTATTGGCTACTATTACTGGCGGTAGCGGTATAGACGTAAACGTTGGCGCGGGTACTATCGAGATTGTTTCTACTGCGGGTGGCGGTACAGTAACAAGTATTCTTACCACAGGTACTGTTAATGGTATGACTTTAACAGGTGGTGAGATTACCACAACGGGTACTCTTACTCTAGGTGGTACTTTAGCAATTAATAACTCTGATTGGTCAGGTACTGATTTGTCAGTTGCCAATGGTGGTACAGGTGCATCTACCTTCACCGATGGCGGCGTTCTATTAGGTTCGGGCACAGGTGCGATCACTGCTATGGGTGTACTTGCCAACGGCGCAATTATTATTGGTGATGGCGCGGGTGATCCAGTAGCACTATCAGCATTCTCAAGTTCAACAGGTACTTTAAAAGTTGCCAATGGTGGTACTGGGAAAGCTACACTCACCGATGGTGGGCTGATGTTAGGCTCAGGTACTGGTGCGGTAACTTCACTTGCTCAAGGTACTAATGGTCAACTCGTTATTGCCAGCACTGGGGTAGATCCAGTATTGGCTACCATTACTGCTGGCACAAATATAGCTGTTGTCAATGGTGCGGGTTCTATTACCCTTAATGCCACTGGCTCAGTTTCCAGTGTTGCGAGTGCAGGTACTGTAAGTGGACTAACTTTGACAGGTGGCCCAATTACTTCAACGGGTACTCTTACTTTAGGTGGCACTTTAGCGATTAATAACAGCGATTGGTCAGGTACTGATTTAGCCGTTGTCAATGGCGGTACAGGATCATCTACTGCGGCTGGCGCACGGACAAATCTTGGTGTTGGTTCTATAGGAACACAAAGTAGCATAGATGGTGGCGATTGGTCTGGGGCTGACTTAGCTCTTGCTGATGGTGGTACTGGGGCATCTACTGCGGCTGATGCACGGACAAATCTTGGCCTTGGCACTTTAGCCGTTGCGAATGATATAAATAATTCTGACTGGTCTGGGGATGACCTAGTAGTTGCTAATGGTGGTACTGGCGTGTCAACGCTCACCGCTGGTGGCTTACTCCTTGGATCGGGTACGGCTGCAGTAACAGCTATGGGCGTTCTAGCTGACGGGGCGATAGTTATTGGTGATGGTGTAGGTGATCCAGTACAATTGTCGGCCTTCTCAAGTTCAACTGGCACTCTAAAGGTAGCAAACGGAGGCACAGGGGCATCTACTCTTACTAATGGCGGCATTGTATTAGGCTCAGGTACGGGTGCTGTAACAGTGCTTGCACAGGCTACCAATGGACAAATTCCAATTGGTCGTACTGGGTTAGACCCAATATTAGCCCTTATTACTGGGGGTAGTGGCATAGATGTAAATGTTGGCTCAGGTACTATTGAAATAGTTAATACAGGTAGTGGCGGTACAGTAACAAATGTTGCAACTGCGGGTACTGAAAATGGTCTTACCTTAACAGGTGGCCCAATTACTGGCACAGGTACTATCACATTAGGCGGCACTTTAGCGATTAGTAACTCCGATTGGTCTGGAACAGACCTCTCTGTAGCTAATGGTGGTACTGGTGCGTCAACCCTTACTAGTGGTGGTGTATTACTTGGATCGGGCACAGGCGCGATAACAGCTATGGCAGTTCTTACCGATGGTCAAATGATTGTTGGTGATGGTGTAGGTGATCCAGTTGCTGAATCTGGCACAACATTAAGAACTTCAATAGGTGTTGCCATAGGCTCGGATGTTCAAGCACATGATGCGAACCTTGACCAAATAGCCGCGCTAGCACCAACAGATAGCAACTTTATTGTAGGTAATGGTTCTGCTTGGGTTTTAGAAAACGCGGCAACTGCTAGAACAAGTTTAGGACTTGGGGCTTTAGCCCTTTTAGCTACCGTAGACAATAGTAATTGGTCAGGTGCAGATTTGGCAGTTGTCAATGGTGGTACTGGTTCATCTACTGCTTCAGGAGCTAGAACAAATTTAGGTGTTACCATAGGTTCACAAGTTCAGGCGTGGGACGCACAACTTGACACTATTGCGGGATTAGCTTCAACAAATAGTAACTTCATCGTAGGTAATGGGTCATCATGGGTTGCTGAAACAGGATCAACTGCCAGATCTAGTTTAGGGCTTGGCTCTTTGGCTACCCTGAGTACCATAAACAATGGTAATTGGTCTGGAACAGACCTCTCTGTATCCAATGGTGGTACAGGTGCGTCAACACTTACCAATGGTGGCGTTCTATTAGGTTCGGGTACAGGCGCGATCACGGCGATGGGCGTACTTGCCAATGGTGCAATGATTGTTGGTGATGGCTCGGCTGATCCAGTTGCCGAATCAGGTACAACGCTTAGAACATCTATTGGTCTTGGTACAGGTAATACTGCTACCTTTGCGGCTCTTGTTGTTCCGGGGCATTTGATTACAACCGTAACAGGTAATACTACAAATACCAGATTAGGTAGTACTGCTGGTGATGCCATTGCAACAGGCGGGGTACAAAATGTCGCTATAGGTAATACGTCTTTATCTACTCTAACTACAGGGGATGATAATGTCGCTATAGGTCATCGTGCTTTAATTATTTATACTGGTAGTGATAATACCGCTGTGGGTTCAGGATCTATGGACTCTTGTACTAGTGGGTCTTTTAATGCCGCTTTCGGTTTTAATACATTATCGACAATTGGAACAGGTACAGGGTGTGCCGCAATGGGATCAGGTGCGTTGTCAGCATGTACAGGAAATAATAATGTTGGATTAGGTAATGCCGCTGGTAATGCTATAACTAGTGGTGCTGATAATACTATGTTGGGTCAAGGTACTGATGTTAGTACAGGAACTGGCGCAAGACAAATCTCAATAGGTAAAGGGGTAACTTGTCTTGAAAATGATCAAGTCTCAATAGGATCTGCTAGTTCGCGTATAAGAAATGAATTTGATTCAGATAATGCTTGGACTCAAACTTCCGATAGAAGAAAAAAACGAGAAGTTAAAACTTCTAAACTTGGGTTATCTTTTATCAATGATTTAAGACCTGTTACTTATAAATGGAAGCCAGCAAGTGAGTTTCCTGTAGAATGGAATATTGAGCCAGACGCGGTAATTAATACTAATATTATAATGACGGGGCTAATAGCCCAAGAAGTTGAAGAAGCTTTGAAAAAAGCTAATATAGGTGTTAGGTTTGCTGGTTGGAAAAAGGATTGCGGTGATGGACAACGTATATCTAAAGAAATGTTTGTCTTTCCTTTAATCAATGCCGTTAACGAACTAACTGCAAGACTTGAAAAACTTGAGAGGATGGTAGCATGAGTGCTATAACTAGAGCTAAAGCCTTAATAGAGGCATTAAAAGATTCAACAATAACAAACGCGTTAGGCTTAAAAATTGTCGAGGGTTATTTAAGAGGCTGTAATGTTGACGTAACAAGCATGACTAGTGAACAAAAAGCGCAAGCTTTTTTAACTAAAATAAAATTAGCAATGAAAAATGTATATCGCCACAGTGCAGCTATTGACGCGCAAGTGGCTAACCAAACCGTTGTAGATGCCGCCTTAGCCGCTGCTGATGCAGATTTTGATTAATAGGAACTAAGATAATGCCTACATTGTCACCAACAGATTATGATCCAGCACAAGTAACAGTCGATCCGAAAGCGATAGAAAAGCGCACGACTGAAATTATTAGTGGTGGTGGTGCTTTGCAACAAGCGACTGAGACTCAAGCGTTACAGTCCATGCAACAGCGTGGGCTTTTGAATACTTCAATGGCACTCGGAGAGGCACAAAAGGCTAGAATATCTGCGGCACTTCCTATCGCGTCACAAGAGGCCCAGTTGTCATTTGCCGCGCAACAACAGAATGTGGATGCTACTAACGTAGCCAGAGCTTCAAGTGCTGGATACTTCCAACAACTCGGTTTAACCCAAGAACAAGGCGAACAACAGCGTTTAGGTATCGCGGCTGGCGGGGAGCAAGAACGACTTTCTATTGCCGGACGAGCTGGTGCTGAATCAGATCTAATGGCTCAACGAGCGGCGATAGATGAACAACTGTTGACTGCCAGTGCTGATGAACAACTAAGACTTATCGCTGAAAAAGGTAGAATAGATACTGCTTTACAAGAATTACGTGGTGAACAAGCTATTGGAGAAATCCAAACTGCCGGACAAGTCGAGCAAGAATTGATTGCTCAACGTGGTGAGATAGACCTAGCATTACAAACTGCTTCAGCGGCTGATAGAGAAGCATTACTTGCTCAACAAGCTGAGATTGACAAAGAGTTATTGGCTGTTAGAACAGGTGAAGAACTACAATTAATGGATCGTCGTGGTGAGATAGACTTAGCACTACAAACTGCCGATGCCGAAACTCGTATGGGACTTCTCCAAGAACAAGGTGAAATTGACCAGACGTTAACAAGTCTCAGAGGCACTATCGAAACTGGGTTAATGGATCGCCGTGCTGAACTAGAACTGCAGCTACAAACTGCTGACCTTGAAAATCGTGTCACATTATTACAACAACAGGGCGTGATTGACCAACAGTTGGCAAGTGTTAGAGGCAACATAGAACTTAGTTTAGTTGACCGCCGTGGTGAGATAGACTTAGCAATGCAAACTGCTGATACCGCAGGACGTATGACGCTATTACAAGAACAAGGTCGAATTGACAGCCAATTGGCACTTGTTAGAGGCACTATAGAATCCTCATTAATAGATCGTCGTGGCCTAATAGAAACTCAGTTACAAACTGCTGATTCTGTAACGCGCATGACATTGTTACAAGAGCAGGGTCAGATTGACGCTGAATTGACACAGGTTAGAGGTGATATAGAACTTAGCCTAATAGATCGTCGTGGTGACATTCAGTTACAACTACAAACTGCTGATGCTGATACTCGCGCTACGTTGTTAGCACAACAAGGTGAGATCGATAAAGAGCTAGCAACCGTTAGAACTGGTATGGAACTAAGCTTACTAGATCGTCGTGGTGAGATAGACCTAGCACTACAAACTGCTGATGCTGCAACTCGTACCACACTATTACAACAACAAGGTGAAATTGACAAAGAACTAGCAACCGTTAGAGGTAGCATAGAATTAAGCTTAATGGATCGTCGTAGTGAGTTAGAACTGCAATTGCAAGCGGCTGATGCTGGTACTCGCGCCTCATTACTACAACAACAAGGTGAGATTGATCAACAGTTAATAACCGTCAGAGGCGATATGGAACTAACCTTACTAGATCGTCGTGGTGAGATAGACACATTATTGCAAACTGCCGATGCTGCAACTCGTATGTCGTTACTACAAGAGCAGGGCGAAATCGACGGACAGTTGGCAACTGTCAGAGGCAGTATAGAACTTAGCCTAATTGACCGCCGTGGTGATATCCAACTGGCACTACAAGATGCTGATGCTAATACTCGAATGGAATTGTTGCAAGAACAAGGCCAGATTGACCAACAGCTTCTTGATATGCGTCAAACCAGTTTAACCGAGATTACAACACTACAAGGTGATATTGAATCGAGATTACAGGCCGAACGTGCCGTAATAGATGGACAACTTATTACCGCTGAAGGGGATGCTAAGTTAGCTCTTATAAGAGAGCAAGGGCTTCTTGATCTTCAACTAGCTACTCAAAATGGCGAAACAGCTAGTCGTTTACAAAGTGAACTATTCGCTATTAATTCTCAATTAGAAACATTAAGAGCTGGTTTCCAAAGTGCTGATTTACAAATGCAGCTAAATTATGAAACTAACTTAACTGCAATGAAGGGGCAAATAGAGACTAGTCTTCAAACACTTGTAGGTTCACAAGCTCTTATATTGCAGGGGTTAAAAGGCGATCAGTCAGCAATGTTAACTCAAATGGAAGGTGATTATAAGCTATTAATGGAAACTCAAGAGTCGGCAGCTATGTTACATGCTCAGACTTCATCTTCTATTAGCCAGATATTGGCTAATCCTGATATACCTTTAGATGCTAAAAATACGTTAATTCAATATGAATTGAATATATTAGAAGCCTCTTTACACGTTATGGGATCAATAGCTGATATGGACTTAACAGGGTTATTACAATTTGGAGGCGGCTTGGTAGGTACTGTAGAACCTGAAGGGGCTTTAGTTACTACACCAACATACGATTACAGTAGTTCTTGGTACGATCCAGAAGCAGGGATCGGGCCTTATAGTACTGCGGATAGATATTTATGAGTATAATTCTCAGGAAGCCTACTCCTGATGATGTGTATGGTATCTTAGATTTAGGGATTGAGGCATTAAATACTAACCCTTATCCGGGCTTGGAAATTAGTAATACAAAGATTTTTGCCTTGGCGATTGAATGTATATCTTCAGCTTCACATTTTATAATGATAGCTGAAGATGAAGGTAAAATTGTTGGTTGTGTTGCAGCTTTAGTTCATCCAATGATGATGTATGAAAAGAGCCAAGCTAGTGTGGTACAATTTTATTCTAATTCGCCGGGGTGTGGTATTAAGTTGTTAAGAGAATTAATGAAATGGGTTGACAATAGACCAGTTATTAAAATGGTATGCTTCACGTTAGAATACAAAGCAGACCCAAGGATAGGTAAGCTACTAAGAAGACTTGGTTTAGATAAAGAATTACCTGTTTATATGAAGCTAAAATAATGAGGTTAGTACTGTGTCCAAAATAGTTAAAGGTGCTTTTAAAATAGTTAAAAAGATTGCCAAAGGTGTTGGCAAAATTTTTAAGAAAGTTGTTACTTCAAAAATATTTAAAGTAGTGCTAGCCGCCGTTGCCATTTATTCAGGGGGTGTAGCTCTTGGTGCGTGGGGAGGAACAGCGACAGCAACTGGAACCGCAGCCGGGGTCGGGGCTACGACAGGCGGTGTCGCTGCAACTGGAACATCGACAGGAATAGCAGCAGCAACAACACCTACTGTAGTTACTTCAGCAATGCCAGCACTAGCCCCACAAATAGCCACAACAGCGGGAATAGGTTCTACAGCCGCAGCCGCAACCACACAAGCTGCAGCAGCGGGTGGATTTTTCACGAAGGCTTTAACCTTTATGAAGACTAATCCACAACTTACTTCTATGGCATTCCAAGGACTTTCATCAGCCTTTGCGCCAGATGAAATGGATATTATAGATGCCCAAGGTGAACAACAAAGACTACAACTACAAGAACAAGAACGATTAAGAAAAGAACGTTTTGCATCGTTGTCAGGTATTAAAGATATAAAACTTGACTTAGCACCGGGAGAGTCAATCCTAAAAACTATGAGCGGTACGCCGTGGCATGACAGACTCAAACGCACTAGTACAGGGGGTTAGGTAATGCCAGATATTAATGATGTACAAAATACAGGTGGTGCTTTAGCCGGAGGTGGGGGAATCCCTACTGCCCCCGCTGCCCCCGCGTCAAGTGGTGTCAACCCTCAACAGCAAGAAGCTTATGACAATGTAGTTATGGCAGGTATGAAGATATTATTTGAGAATAAAAAAACTAGTGAAGGTATTGTTAAAAGGTTAAAAGCTGACAAAGATAAACCTGCAAAGGCACTCGCTGATACGGCTGCAATGCTAATGCTACAACTTGACCAGCAAGCAAAGGGCGAGATACCTGAAGAAGTTATACTACCTGCAGCGATAGAATTGTTGGAACAAACTAGTGAGCTAGCTGACAGTATGGGGTTATTTCCTATAGATGATGCAGTGCTTAATCGTGCAGGGCAGTTAATGGTCACGAATTTAGCTGAACAATATGGCACTACCCCTGAAGATATTCAGGAGTTAATGGGAACTATGAATGAGCAAGAGTTACAAGTGATTGAACAAGAACAGGGTAACTTTATGCGTAAACAACCACCACAGGAGCAGGTATAACATGGCTGGTTTTCTATCTAAATTCGCAAGAGGGGCTGCAGGTCAAGGAGCCAAGTTATACGCTGACGAAGCCAAAGCCCAAATGATGGCTCAACTTACAGCGAAACGTGATGAAGTGTTGGCGGCTAATAGAGCTGCAGCGCAAGAAGACCGTCAAAAGTTTAGTACTGAACAAACTCGGCAGTCTCAAGAGTTCCAGCGAGAAACCCAAAAAACAGCTCAGGCTGACAGAATGATAGCTATTGAGAAACGTGGTGAAACTGACATAAAAACACAACAAGCAAAACCAAAAAAGGTTACTGCAGATAAAAAGATTAACCGCACAAAAATGATTACTACTGCGCTTAAAGACATAAACAGTCAACAAGAGCTATTATCGAAAGGTGTGGAGGGGTGGCTAGAACCTAAAGAAAGACGAGCCAAGGCAATATCTGATACTGATTTGCTTATTGCAGATATGCAAGCTACAGCTCCTGCTCAACAGCCTTCAGTAGTAGACCAAATTTTACAAGACTTTAGTGGTAAAGCACCTCAAAAAGAAATCCTCAAAAGTATCATGGATGATAGTAGAATGTCTCAAGAGGCTCGGAACGATGCCAAACGTAGACTATCGCTTATTGAGGGTTAAACATGCCAATTGACTTATCCAAATACCATGACGAGCAAGAGACTGAGCAACAGTCTCTTGATTTGTCAGGCTACCATGAAACTTCTGAACCAGAAATTCCCGAAGAAAGTGGCTTTTTTGCCAACGTACTAGCAGGTGCTGGTGAACGTATTGGTGATCTTGCGGGTGCATTTGTTCAAACTATTGAAACTGTCGGTAAAGGTATTGAAGAAAAAGTTGGCCTTGGTGGTTTCGTCTGGGATGATGACGATATATTACCCTCTTATAAATCCGCTAAAGATTTCGCGGCTGAAAAAGCCCCTTCAGTATTCAGCAAAGGTGCTAATGCTTTAAAAGGTATTGACTTAGGGTATGAAGAAAGTAGTAACTGGGAATCTGTCAAGAAGGAATTTTCTGAAGGTGGTGCATTAAGTGGTAGTGCCTACGCTGAAGTTATAAAATATGGCGTTGAACAAGGTATCAAATCCACGCCTGATATGGTGGCTGTTGTCTTTGCGCTACCAGCTTATATCTTTGCCCGTTCGGGTGAGATTGGTGAACAACGAGCAAAGAACAAAGGTAAGCCACAAGCTGAATTGATTGATATATTAGAGGCCGCTCCTGCTGCTGCAGCGTCTGCCCTTCTTGAAAGAATCGGTGCTAAAGGTATGACTGCCGGAGTGAAAGAAGAACTCGGTAAAGATATGTTAAAAGCCGGAGTGAAAGAAGCCGCTAAACGAGTTACCAAAGCTGGTGGTAAGGCAATGACAAAAGAAGCCACCACTGAAGCTGTACAAGAAGGCATGATCGAATACGTTGGTGAACGCTACGGCACTGATGCAAAAATGGATTTTTTAGAAGCACTTGATACTGCTGCGGGTGCGGCTGTTGCGGGTGGTGTTTTTGGTGGTGGAGTATCTACTTCAGTTGGCGCGGTAACTGAAATCACTCGTCCTACTTCTGATAAAACTAAACAAGAATTAAATAAAACCATTAATGATATCGACGCGGCTACAACTACTGATGATGTGATCGATATAGCTGAAAAGAAAATTATGGATGATATTGCCAAGCATGAGCAAGGCGCACAAGCCCAAGATAAAATCCGAATTCAAACAGAACTGGACTTGGAACGTGCTAAAGTTTTAGAAAAACAAGTTCAGCAAGAAAAGAAGATAAAGGAGGGCGATGCCCAAGCGAAGATGGATGCCGAAGCTCAGGCCAAAAAAGATGTTGCAGCTAAAAAGGAACAGGAAACCGATGATATCAGAACGCAGGTTAGACTTGATTTTGAGAAACAGAAACAGGAGGCAGCAGATGCCAAACAAGCCGCTAGTGAACTTGAAGAAGCAAGGGTACAGAAAGAAGTACAAATATTGGAAAAGGCCCGGGTTCGGAGTGCCGAAGAAGTTCGAGAACGTGAAAAGACGCGCCCCACGGAGGCGTTGATATCGGACTTAACCATATCCCCTGACTTACCGCAGTTCAAAGCAGGTGCGGATAAAGAGGGGATCGTTGAGGCATTACCGGGAAAATTTGAACGTACTGGCATGGGGCCAATTCAAGTATGGGTTCGTAAGGATGGTCGTAAAGAAATCATCACTGGCAGACACAGATTTGATTTAGCCAAGCGTAGTGGTGAAACTACCATTCCAGTCCAGTACCATATCGAGGCAGAGGGCTTTGATCTAAAACAGGCTAGGGCTTTGGATGCTACTCTTAACATTCGTGAAGGCCAAGGGCAGGTTAAAGATTATGTGACCTTTATTAAAGATACTAAGATGACCGAGAAACAGGCCATTGAAGAAGGTATCGCGGGTGATTTGGCTCGTTCTACTGGCAAGAGTGCGTTTGCCATCGCTACTAAAGGCAGTGACTTATTGATTGATGCCCATAGAAGTGATGCTGTACCCGAAATTAGCGACAAAGCCGCCGTAGCAATAGCAGAAGGCGCACCAAACAATGAGTCCCTACAAATGGTTGCTATACAGGCTAGGGGCGAAGGCAAAACTATTACCGAATCTGTAAACATCATGAAAGCTGTTTCAGGTTTGACAACTGAAAAACAGCAACAAGGTGATTTGTTTGGGGGTGATCCTGAAGGTAGTGCATTAATGGCTCAGGCCAAAACGCTAGCCAAAAAAGCAAGTGCCAAACAAGCTGAGATTCAGCGCACATTATCTGCCATCAAAGGTGCGTCTAAAGATCCTAAACGGGCGGCTAAAGAAGGCATTGATGTTAAAGACCCTGAAGCTGTTCAACGCCGTATTGCCGAGCTGACCGAAGAAAAAAGAAAGTGGTCACAGTGGCATACTGACCCAAATTTGATTAAAGAATTGAAAGGTGAGATTGAACCTGATCTATTTGAAGGTGACGCGATAGCCGAGACAGATGCCGAACGTGCCTTGGCAAAAGAAGTCATTGAGCCACGCGTAGTTGAGATTGTTGAGATTGACAGAAAAGTAATTGAAAGTTTCAATACAGCTACGGATGCGGTTAACTGGGTAGCTGAAAATGCCAAAGAACCTGTCATGAAGGAACTCGCTAGGAAGATACAACCATTTATTAGTAGCAGTACTAAGATAGTTATGACTGGTGATGGTAGGAATGAGCAAGGGGTTACTAAAGGCCAGTTTGTTTTCGGTGGTCGATATAATGCCAATAAAATAGAAATTGCTGACCAAGGGATGACTGAAGAAACAGTAGTTCATGAATTAATTCATGCGGCT